ATCAAAAACTGTGTACGCGAGCGTCTATCTGGTGATGAAATCGTAGCTACCCTGCTCTCGTTACAGAAAATCTACAATCCTTTAGCAGTTGGTATTGAAGATACACAGATTTCCAAGGCACTTGGCCCATACTTGAACAAAGCTATGCAGGAAACTGGTGTATACATGAATGTATTACAGCTAAAGCCACATAGACAGGATAAGCTACAACGAGCACGCTCCATCCAAGCACGTATGCGCTCTGGCATGGTTAAGTTTGACAAGGCTGCTGATTGGTGGCCGCAGTTCGAGGACGAGTGTATGTCATTCCCTCGTGCTAAACACGATGACGTTGTTGATGCTCTGTCTTATCAGGGTATTCTAATCGACCTTATGTCAGAGGGTTTGACAGATAAGGAACTAGATGATGAATATTATGAAGAAGAATATAAAAACGCAGGACTTGGTGACGTAGGCCGAGACTCTATTACAGGATACTGAGGATGATTGAATTTAAGTATAAGTTGGATAAACTACTATCCTCACAAAACATTGCTGAGGACATGGACGAGGATGAACTAATCTTTGTCGGTAATCAGGTACATCAGGGTTATGATGCTGATCGAACCTCACGCGCTCATTGGGAAAAGGATCTAAAAACCTGGACCGAGTTAGCCCTACAAATCTCTGGTGAAAAAACATTCCCCTGGGTAAATGCAGCAAATATCAAGTATCCACTCCTTGCTACAGCCGCTATGCAGTTCGCTGCCCGCGCCTACCCTACACTGGTACCCAGCAATGGTCAGGTAGTTAAGTGTAAAGTAGTTGGTGCTGACCCGACGGGTGAGAAGCAAGCACGCGCCAAGCGTGTTGGTAAGTATATGTCCTACCAAGTCATGGATCAAATGGATGACTGGGAAGAAGACATGGACAAGCTTCTAATCACCCTGCCAATTGCAGGCACCTGCTTTAAGAAGACATATTTTGATTCGGCTAAACAGCGTAATGTATCTAAACTAGTCCTACCAAAGACACTTGTTGTGGACTACTACACAAGGAACATTAATGATGCTGAACGTATTACTGAAGTGTTTTACTTATCCAAGCGTAAAGTTACTGAGCGTGTTAACCAAGGCATTTACTGCGACGTTGATTTGGGTGATGCCCAGGGTGATACTTCTGACGCACTCACATCCGTCAATAATGCTTTCCAGAGGAGTGTAACTGATGATGATACAACACCTTATACACTGCTTGAACAGCATACTTATTTTGACCTTGATGGAGATGGGTATCCCGAACCTTATATTGTAACTATTGATGAAGCCAGTAAGAAGGTACTTCGGATTGTAGCACGATACAACGAACAGGGAATTTACCTCAATGACAAAAACAAAATCATTTCAATCGACGCAATCCAGTACTACACCAAGTATGGGTTTATACCTAATCCTGATGGTGGTTTCTATGATATTGGTTTTGGCCGGTTACTTGGTCCACTAAACAACTCTGCTAACACTATCATCAATCAACTGGTAGATGCTGGCTCACTATCTAATCTACAAGCAGGCTTCATCGGCAAAGGCTTACGGATTAAGATGGGTGAGTCGCGGTTCCAGCCTGGTGAGTGGAAAGCAGTTAATGCTGTTGGTGATGACCTCAAGAAACAAATCTTCCCGCTTCCAACAAGGGAGCCAAGTCAAGTTCTATTTAATCTACTAGATCTTCTACTCAAGTCAGGCAAAGAACTGGCGTCAGTTGCAGAGATCTTCGTAGGTAAAATGCCAGGACAGAATACTCCTGCTACTACTACAATGGCTTCCATTGAACAGGGTATGAAAGTATTCACTGCTGTCTATAAGCGCGTATATCGCTCACTCACGTCAGAGTTTAGAAAAATCTACAAGCTTAATAGAGAGTACACAAACCAAGAGGAGTATCTGTCAGTCATTGATGAACAAATTCAACAGTCCGACTATGAAGGTCCAGAGGATGACATTATCCCTGCGGCAGATCCAGCGAGTGTTTCTTCACAAGAGAAACAAGCCAAGTTGCAAGCCCTAATGCCAATCATGCAAATGGGCACACTTGATCCTATGTGGTTTACGCAACAGTTCTTGGAAGCACATGAAATTCCAAATGCTGAGAAGGCTGTACGTCAACCAAGTCCTCCACCACCTGATCCAAAGGTTGAAGCTATCAAGGCGAAAGCTATGACTGATCAACAAAAGGCTCAGATGGATATGCAGATGACTACACAGAAACATCAGATGGAAATGCAAAAGACTACTCAGGATATGCAGATCAAGCAAGCCACTGCTGCGTTTGAAGCACAGCAACGTGAGCAAGAAATGCAATATGAGCAACTCTCTCGTGCACAGAAGATGGAGTTTGAGCGTCAGATGGAAGAGATGAAGATGTTCTATATGGCTAAGGAAAACAACCTAAAGCTACATGCATCTGCTCAACAGTCTGCTGTCAGCATTCAGAATAGCAAAGATCAAGCCGAACAAGCTAGTAAGCAAAAGGCTGAACAACAAAAAGAAAAAGCTGTTTCTTCAGAGAAGTCTGACAAGAGTGCAAAGGTAATGGAATCACTTCTTGCTACACAAACAGAACTAATGAAAACGATTGCCGCCCCCAAGGTTGGCACATTATCTAATGGATCTAAGGTGAAAATAGAACATGCAAAATGATGTTAAAGGACCCCCTGCTGATCTTACGTTTACTCTAACTGTAACTCGTAAGGAAACAGGCAATGTTGAAACATATCAAATGGAAGGCTTTTTGCTCTCCGAACCACCTATTGAAGTAACCGCCCCACAAGGAGACACACAATGTCCGCAACCGTAACCCACTCCACCACCGCCCGTAGCGCCGCCACCGATGCTGTCACCTCGCTCATCGGCGCATCCGGCAAGCTGGTCTTCAACCCCACGGGCGGCTCTGTCGCTGCGCCGGGTACTGCCATCGCTACCCTGCCCTTCTCGGCTACTGCGTTCGCCCCTGCCGTGAGTGGTACGGCCACTGCCAACGCCATCACGTCCGACACCAATGCGGTCGGCGGCACGGTTGCCTTCGCCACGTTCCAGACCTCTGCCAGTTCTGCCGTTGTCCGTTGCGCGGTCGCCGCCTCCGGCTCCGACATCAACATGAGCAATGGTCTGGTCGTCGCTGCCGGTGACACCGTGTCCTGCTCTGCCCTGACCTATACCGCACTGAGCCAGTAATGGAGTTCGTTAGCGGAAATATCTTCATCCGGGAGATGGCGCTGCCGAAGAAGGGGGATGTCGTCCAAGGGCATACCCACAACTTCGACCACACGACCTACGTGGTGCGTGGCTCGGTTCGCATCGAGTCGCTGAACCCCGATGGGTCAGTGAAGCAGTCGGCAGTCAAGACGGCGAAGGACGGTAAGAACTGGGTGCTGATCAAGGCCGAGGTTTGTCACAGGATCACTGCACTGGAAGACAACACAATGGCACACTGCATCTATGCACATCGTACCCCACAAGGGGATGTCCATCAGGTGAATACAGGATGGCTCGATGGGGTGAGATAATGGCTGAATTACTGGTACGGATTGTCGATAAGGTAAATCCAAATGATCCTGCGCTTGACCTTCAGTGCCTCAAGCGGGGTGATGTTGTAACGATTGGTGAGGATGGGTGGCCGTGGTCAGGCAAGGAACTGTCGAACCCAGACTGGAAGGTGATGTACTTCCCCGGTGCAAGCATGTCTGCTGCCGAGTCCTACCTTGCCCCTGAACTTCCCGATGGGCCGGATGACATGACCCCGAAGCGCCGCCGCGCCTTCGCGTTCAACCTGTTGGCTGCTTTTCCGCAGAGCGTATTCACTGGCGGCGACGAGGAGATGCTCTCCTTCCAGATCGCCAAACCACCGCTTGAACCTGTGGATGTGTTCGCATAATGGCTACCGTAATCCAGAACACCATCGGCACAGGGGGCGACTACTCGCTTCCGCAGACATGGGAAGACGCGGCTCCGGCAGACCTCGTTGCTGCCGACCAGATTTGGGAAGGGTTGTGTCTTAACGAAACATTCGCTTCCACCAGCGCCGTAACAATTGCTGGATCAACCACCAATGCGAGTTGCTATAAGCACCTCACGGCCCAAGTCGGCGAGAGTTTTGCTGACCAAGTAGGTCAACCATTACGCATCATTCCCGGCAACGGTGCGTTGATACAGAAAACCTCACCGTATAGCAGCGCACTAGGTGTTTCCGAGCAATACGCAAGGGTGAGCAGGCTTCAGGTGTGGTCGTCAAGTAGCGGAGAGGGAATACAAGCACTCACCAGTAATGTTTCTATATTTGACTGCATTGTTCAAGCGTTAGCTAGAGAGGCAATCAAGCTAAACGGTGGTGGGACAAGCGGCAACAACCTGTTGCTTATTAAGACGAACGCCAGCGGTGAAGCCGTATTTTGCGGTCAAAATGCGACCTTGCAGGACTCAACCATTGTCTGCGCCAATGCGGCTGCTGGTGGGAATGCTCTTTCTGGAGCATACGGAGCGGCGACATTCAGAAATTTGGCAATCTTCAATTTTGCTACACTGGCAAGCGGTAGTACCGTAAGGACGTACGTTAATTGCTTCACTGATCTTGCTGGCGCGCCAGCAGGAATGACGACTGTTCCGTATGACACCACGACCGGCTCTGGGTTTGTCAATATCAGTGCTGGAACGCAGGACTTCAAACTCAATCCGACCTCTGCGATGGTCGATGCGGGTGTAGTGTTTGCACCCTATACAGACTTCGACATCTACGGGACTTCCCGTGGGGCAACGCCGGATGTCGGCGCATATGAGATCGGTGGCCCCCCTGTCGGTGTGGATCATGCGACCAATGGCAACATTATTGGCTCCGGCGCGGATACCACAGGCTCCGCTGACCACAGACCTACCTCGGTTATACATGGATCCGGTGGCGGTATTGTTGGTAAAGATTCTGTTGTTGTGGGTTCTGCTAAGTCAATTAGACACATGGCAACAGTTGGTTCTATTGTTGGTGAGTTTTCTAATATTACTGGTACAGCAAAACGATATAGATGGCATACCGTAGTGCCTAGTAACATCGTTGCTGGTTATGGTTCTATTACTGGTGAGGCGGATAATTTTACACCAGCGGGTATCCACGATACCTATGGGGATGTTGATGCTGGCTATGGCACTGTAACAGGCGACTCGCACAGTGTTGGTTATCGTCCTACCTCTGGAGCAGTAGTTGGTAATCCTGCTAATGTTGTTGGTACTGCCCATCATGCTAGGAAGCATACCACTACAGGTAATCCTATCGGCAATGGTACCACAATAACGGGCACCGCAGCACGTAAAGATCCTGTGCTTGACCATGGGACATTTGGTACTGTGACAGGTTACACGAGCAATGTGAATGGTGTGGCTGTGGCAGGAGTTTCTACATTAACCCCAATTGACATTGAGAATATCGTTAATGCTGTTTGGTCTGATCCAAGAGCCTTAACAGTATCTAAATTCTTGGCCCTACAGAATCCATAAAGGAACAGATTAAATGAGTAATTTTTCAGCATCAATTCCAGTAGCCGATATGGACTCGGCGAATGCAACACTACAGGCCGCTGGGTATGGACCTAGTAACTTCTCTGTCCCTGCTTATAGCAGCCCCAGTCCAG